AGGCTGGATGCAGGAGGCGGATGCGACCTGCCGCTGTTGAAGGAAAGTTTTAATGAAAACCAAACATTACAGACAATGAACGAACAACTGAAAACCATCGCCCTGATGCTGGGGCTGGCGGACACCGCCACACTGCAGGAAGTGCAGAAACAGATTAACGTATTGCTCGGCTACCAGGCGGCCAACACATCCCTGCGTACCGAGAAAGAAAAACTGGAAAAGGAGCTTGACACCTTACGACTGGCAGGTATCACGTCGCTGGTGGAGGAAGCCGTGACTGCCGGAAAGATTGAATCCGGGAAGAAAGCCCACTTTATCGAGCTGGGAAAGAAAGTAGGCCAGGAAAGCCTGAAACTGACCTTTGAGGCCATGCACGGCACGGTAAAGCCGTCGATGATGCTGAACCGCACCACCTCGCAGGCGGCAGGCGACTGGAAGAAACTGAGCGAAGTTCCGGCAGAGGAACTGAAGCTGATGCGAAAGGACGACCCGCAGCAGTACCGCAGGCTGTACAAGGCAGAATACGGTGTGGACTGTCCGGAACTTAACTGATTGTTGAACACAAATTAAAACACGAACATGAGAAAAGAAATCGTAAAATTCGTAACCGGCACACTGGTGAATGTGCTGATGAGTATCGTTATCCTGGCTTGCCTTGGAATTCCGAATGCAGGATTCTGGGGGCTGATTGTGGGCGTGGTGCTACCAATTGCACTGGGCAAGTTCTTTCCGAAAGGTGCAGCCCTGGAAGGTGTCTATACTGAAGTATGGACGGGTGAACTGGTGAGGCAGCTTCGCGGAGGCATGACCGCCTCATTCCTGGACGGTGTGTCCGATTATTCGGCTGCGGTGAACAACGAAGTGGTACACCTGGTAGATGTGGGCGGCGACCCGGACGTGCTGATCAACAACACCACGTATCCTATTGCCGCACAGGAACTGGAAGACGGAGATATTGCATTGGGCCTTGACAAGTTCCAGACCAAGAAGACACCAGTATCGGACGACCAGCTCTTTGCCATTTCCTACGACAAGATGGGAAGCGTGATTGAGCGTCACGGCGACGCTATTACCATCGCCAAGTTCAAGAAAGCGGCTCATGCACTGGCTCCGAACAGCAACACGGCGAAAACTCCGGTAGTGCCTACTTCCGGTGAAGATGACAACGGACGTAAGAAATGTACCCGAAAGGATATTATCGCACTGAAACGCAAGCTGGATGCCTTGCAGGTTCCCACCGCAGGCCGACGTCTGGTTCTCTGCTCAGACCACGTGAACGACCTGCTGGAAGACGACCAGAAGTTCCGTGACCAGTATTACAACTACACTACCGGAAAGATTGCCAACATGTACGGATTCGAGGTGTACGAATTCGAGAACTGTCCGTACTTCACCAAGGAAGGAACAAAAGTTCCGTTCAAGAACTCACCTTCGGGCACCGACCATCAGGCATCCTTCTGTTTCTACACCAAGCGCGTGTTCCGCGCGCAGGGTAGCACCAAGATGTATTACCGCGACGCACAGACCAACCCGGACTACCAGCAGAACGAAGTAAACTTCCGTCACTACTACATCGTACTTCCGAAGAAGATGGAAGCCATCGGTGCCATCTACAGTTACGACGGTTCTACTGCTCAGACATCCGACCAGGAGGGAACGGCTGACAAGAACTGGGCTGAGACCAGACGTGAAGCTGAAGCCGCTAAAATGGCCATGGCTATGTCTGAAGGAAGAGAGAATGGCGTGAGCGGACTGGAAGAAAAGTTACAGGAAGACCCTGCAGCCGGTGAGGAACTTGAAGCATAGGGAGGACTGAAGGATGAAACACTTTACAATGGGTGAACTTTGTGCCAGTACCACCGCCGACGCTCATGGAATCAAGAATACACCGCCTCTTCAGGAGGCGGGTAATCTGAAAGCCCTTGCCGACAATGTGCTTGACCCTCTTCGTGAATGGTACGGAAAACCTATTACCGTCAATTCAGGGTACCGTTGTCCGCAACTGAACCGGCTGGTAGGAGGTGCGGCAAGCAGCCAGCATCTGAAAGGAGAAGCTGCCGACATTACAGCAGGAAGCAAGGAAGAAAACCGTAAACTCTTTGATTACATCAAAAGCCATCTTCCTTTTGACCAACTGATTGACGAAAAGAATTATTCCTGGGTGCATGTGTCTTACAAGCGCGACGGAAACAACAGAAAACAGATTTTAAAACTTTAAAGCACAACAAAATGAAACGGATTATCTTATTTTTCTGCCTCTGCCTGATTACAACACTGGCTTCTTTTGCGCAGACCGTACTTCCGGCTGCTGAACCTGAAACATCGTTCCTTATCGACCTGGGAAGCTTTACCGGAATCGTAGCCCTGGTTTCTACCTTGGTGACACAGATTCTGAAAGTTGTTCCGGCTATTTCCGCAAGCAAGCTGGCTAAAATTTTGATTTCATGCGGTGTGGGCATGGTAGTATGTATTATTGCATGGCTGTTGCAACTCACTCCGTTACTTACAGGATATATCTGGTGGCAGGTGCTGATTTACGGACTCGCGGCGGGACTCAGCGGATGCGGATTCTATGATGTGATTAAGGCTATCGGAGCACTGTTTAAAAAAGAGTAGAGCATTATGGATTGGACCCTGTTACAGTCACTATGGGACTGGCTTCTTCCTGCCGGATGGCTGGCTACTGCCATTGCCTGGTGGCGTGACAGGAAAGTATACCAGGTCCGAGCGGTGAAAGAAACCGAGGGTACTTACAAGACTCTTTACGATGATCTGAGTGCCACGGTATTGGAACTTAGTAAACAACTACGGAAACAAAACGAACGGAATATCAATCATGAAACGGCTTTACGAAAACTGCATACTTGCAAGTATGCTGACCGCTGTCCTGTCATTATCTTCCTGCGCCAGCAGCAGAAAGGCCAGCTCGGCCACCGTCCGCTCGGACAGCCTCCGAACGAGCGTAACCGAGCAAACAACTTACGAGCCGGTCCCGAAAAGGACGGCGACCTGCTCGGTGAGTGCGGAGCAGTGGCTGAACCTGAGTAAACTTCCTGCCGGATTCGGGCTGAGCTATCGGAACGACGGTCTGAATATTGACATACAATCGGACGGAGAAGGTGGCGTGAACGTCACAGCTACAGCCGACAGCACAGGAAGACAGGTGACCGTAACACGTACGGAAACCGACCACCGCATACGCGATGAAACTGTGAGCAATGAAGTGAAGGAAACACGCCCTGGAGCGCAGGGATGGCTGACAGGAACAGCCCTGACCCTACTGGGTATTTTCCTTATTTGGCAACTGATTAAACGATATTTAAAACACGATTAAAAACGACAATATTATGGCAGATACAAGCAACGGACTGATGTACGGCGTGGCGAAAGTGACTTTCAAGCCTTCCGGAGAAGGAGGTGAAGAAAAGACGTTGGGCTGGTTGGATGAAAACGGAATGCAGCCGGCAGGAAATGCGCCTACCTTTATGGATGTGATGGCCGCACAAGTAACAGACGGACCGGTAGACAGCATCATGACCAATCCGGGAAGCGATGCGTTCACTATGAACCTTATCCAGCTGAAAGCAGAGAACATGGCCGACGTGTTCGGTGGTAAAGCGGAAGCAGACGGTTCTTATACGCCTCCAGAAAAATTTGTGGCAAATGGCGTTCTTACCATCGCCATGCATTCCGGTCACAATTTCCGTGTATTCAATTCCCGATTGAGCCGTAACGGCTTCCAGAACGGTATCAATATGCAGAATGTGCTGGCTATGGGCATCCGTGTGGATATGCTGAAACCAACCGACGGCAAGAAAAGACGTTACCGCATCTATCCTCCCGGTGTGGCTCCCGACACATCTGACTCAACCGCAGACGCTAAGGCATGATGAAGGCACAGGATATAGAACTGCTGGCAGGCATATCCCTCAGTGGCGGGGGAATCAGCCTGCCGCTTCATACGGTACTTCGGAAACGTCCGTTCCGCATTACGATGAAGACACCTACCACACGCAGTCTGATACGAATCAGCAAGCGATATCTCCGAATCGGGGTAACTCCGGAAGAATATGATGCATACGACCAGGACCAGCGTATCCGGTTTGTCTTCCTGCATGGAAAGGACATCAGCCGTATTGTGGCATACGGAATTGTGAGAGGGCCTGTACTGGGAAGAGTACTGAACCGCATGGTGGCATGGATGCTACGGGAACTGATGACACCCGACGAACTTGCAGCCGCCTGGCGACAGGTGCTGAACAGTACATCTACCACGTCTTTCGGGATTATTATCGCATCGGCAGCAGCTCTGAACAAGATGCAGCCCTTAGCGAGCCGGAACGAGAGCGCAAACGACAAGAGGAGTTAAAGAAGGGACATACGGAACCTTCGCATAGCCTTTTCGGCGTAGTAGGTCAGATTGCCACGGAAACAGGATGGAGCATTGACTACATTCTGGACAAGGTAAATGTAGTTACCCTTCAGCTCATGATGGCAGACATGCCTCACTGGGTTCCTCCGCAGAAGCCGGACATGATGCAGCAGATCCGCGAAATGGAGGAACGGGAGAAACAAAGGAACAGTCACAGACAAACAGATAACACGAACACGACAAAGGGGATGAACCCGATGGATTTCTTTACCCACTATGCAGTAAAGGACTGATTATTTATCATTATAAATTGGAATCATGGCAGTACCCGTTGAACTGGAAATATTCATTAAGAACTCTACGAATGCAGGCTTGCAGAGTGTAGGGAATAATGTCAGTAATGTAGAGAATCAGACACAACAACTGATTGCTGCATTAAAGCAGGTGATTGCCGAACAGAAAAAACAGCTTGAGGCCAACAGGGCCGCATCACAGAACTACACGCAGGAGGCGGCCAATATCCAGGCACTCACGGGAAGGGTACGTGAACTAGAAGCCGGATTAAAATCATTACAGAAAGCCAAGAAAGAGACCACGGAAAACAAACAGAAAGTAGATATCGACACTACGGAAATAGACCGTAAGACCAATTACCTGAAGTTACAGTTTGCACAGGTGGCACGTGAACTTCCTTCCTTGGCTATGGGACCGCAAATGTTTATTCTGGCGATATCGAACAACTTCCCGATGTTGATGGAAGCAATCGCTAACGTACGCAAGGAAAATGAACTTCTTACCGCTTCCGGAAAGAAAGCAGTGCCGGTATGGAAGCAACTGGCCAGCGCCCTGTTTTCCCCTCAAACCGCATTGATTGTTGCCATAACTCTTATGATTGCATTCCATAAGGAAATCGGGAACCTTATTGGGAAATTGACCGGTTCAAGGAAAGAACTTAGTGAAATGCAAAAAAATCAAGAGTCTTTAAATAAGGTACAGGTGGAAGGTGGAAAGGCTGCGTTGGAAGAGTCCAACAAACTCCGTATTCTGTATGAAGCTAGCCAGGATACGACCAAATCCATGAAAGACAGGAATAAGGCTGTCGATGAATTACAGAAGATGTATCCATCCTATTTCAGTCAGATGAGTAACGAAGAAATTCTGGCAGGGAAAGCGTCAGACGCTTACCAGCGTCTGACACAATCCATCATCTCTTCAGCGAAGGCAAGAGCAGCCATGAACAAGATGGTGGAAGAACAAGGGAAAATACTGGAGAACGAGCAGAAAATAAATGATGCATACTCCAGGCTGAATGCTGCGGAAAACAACTATCGGACCAAACAGGCCTTATACGACAAAGGACTTCAAGAAGGTTTTGGTACGGCAACGGCAAAAATAGACGCTGGATATGCATTAACCATGGCAAAGGTTGAGGTTGAAAAAATTTACAAAGAAATAGCCGGATACCGTTCTGCTATTTACGAATCCAACAAACTGTCGAAAGAGCTGGAAAGAAGTATCAAGGTGGAAGATCTGGTTACAGAGGGAGGTGGCGGAACCGGTACAGGTCTCGGAAAAACCGACTACGCTTCCCAGCTTGCCGATGCTCGTGTAAAAGCACAGCAGACTACGGAAAAACTCCGTCTGCAAATCATGGTGGAAGGGATAGCTAAACGAAAGGCTTTGGCTAGACTGGAATATGATGAACAACTTGCCGACATTGACAAGCAGGAACGGGATACAATCGCTAAAATGGATCAGGCACGAAAGCAGGGTGACAATATCCCACAGAGCCAGTACGACGAGGTAAAGAATACGGCGAACACCAACCGTATGCTGGCAGAACAGGTGTATAACGAAAAGATATATCAGATTGAACAGGAATATCGCGACAAGGCCACGCAGAGCCTTATCGACTACAATAAACAATACGGAACGTATCAGGAGAAGCGTCTGGCCATTGCAATGGATTATGCCCGGAAGATTGCCGCTGCGGAAACAGAAGGAGAGGCCGACGTATTAACCCGTGAACGTGACGACAAGCTGGCCAGCCTGGACTTTGAGGAAATGAAGAAAGGGATGGACTGGGACAAAATCTTTGGTGACCTGGAGCGTGTGTCTACTGATACGCTGGAAAGTCTCCGAGAGAAGCTGAAACAATACCTGGAAGGAATAGGCGATGACATCAGCCCCGAATCTTACAAGGAGGTACTGGATGCTTTCAAGAATATAGACTCCGAGCTGGCCGACCGTTCCCCATTTGATACGATGAAGAAGGGGTACGAAGATTACAAGTCTGCGATGGAGGAAGTACGTTCTGCTCAGAGCCTTCTTCAACAGGCGCAAGTCGGCGGAAGTGTTATCGTGGAAGAATATGACGAAGCAACCGGAGCCCTTACACGTAAGCTGATTACTCAGGCAGAAGCAGAGGAAAGACTTCGTGCTGCCCAGGATAAACGATACAGTGCCCAGAAGAGTCTGACGGATGCGGCCCATTCCATCGGGCAGAAAGGAATGGCTATCGTCAATGCCGGAAACGACATAGTGGATATGTTAGGAAACTTTGGCGTAAAAGTTCCGGAAGCGGTGAGTGAGACATTGAACGGAGTCAGCCAGGTAATGAGTGGACTGGAAAGCATTGATTTGACAAAACCATTCAGTGCTATTACAGGGTCAGTTAGTATATTGACTGGAATAGGCAATACGATAGCCGGACTGTTTGGTTTCGGAGGTGCCGATTATTCGGGGTATGAAAACCTTAAATCAAAGTATGAAGGGCTGATTGACATTTGGGATTCGCTTATCTCCAAGAAACAGCAATATATCGACATTGATTATGGTGTAGAAGCTCAGAAAGCAGCCGAGGAAGCTAAAAAACTGGTAGACGTGCAGATTGAACGCCAGCGGCAGTTGATGCATTCTCTTTCTGGAAGCGGGTCAAGTATGTTCAGCCATTCATTAGGATACAGAGTAAACGAAAGAATGGGTAGCTCTGACTGGGCAAGACTTTCACAATTAACAGGAGAGAATATACGTGAATTTGGTGACGTAATTAATTTGGATGCGGATGTCATAGGTAAAGTTCTTCAAGACGAAAAGTTTGTGTCGGTACTGACCGCTGTCAACTCTGAGTTTGTGACCTACATTCAGAATATTGACAAGTATAGCGAACAGTTGCAGGAAATTGCCGAACAGGAGAAAGAAGCATTTACCGGGGTAAGCTTTGATGAATTCCGTGACAGCTTTGTGAGCATGCTGTCGGATTTGGATGCTACCAACCAGGATTTTGCAGACAATTTTGAAAAATACCTTCAGAACGCCATATTCTCTTCTCTGATTGCTGGAAAATACAAACAGCAAATTCAGGAATTATATGACACATGGGCTACAAAAGCAGAATCAGGAGGTGAACTGACCAAAGATGAAGCCGGTATATTAAGAAACAAATATCAGGATATTATTAATGATATGCTGGCAGAAAGGGAACAGATAATGAAAGATTTCGGTTGGGAATCTTCATCTGCGGATTCCGGAAGCAGCCAGTCACCCAGCAGTGGTGCACTGACCACCATGAGCCAGGACAGTATATCCACTTTTGAAGGTATAGGCAGGAACATGCAGACGCATCTGGCCAATACGGACAAGTTTGTGCAGGAAATCCGAAACACGCAGAAGCAGGACAGCCAGACGCTGGCCACCATAGCCGGGCACACGGCACATCTGGTGGAGATACACGATATATTGAGTGATATGAAATTGAACGGAATACAGCTGAAGTAGCTTAATTTTTAACTATTAATTATTAACTGAAAAGTGGACCTGACTGGATACCTTACAATCAACGGAACGGACGCATGGAGGGAATACGGTGCCTTCCTGGGCGAAACGGAAGCAGGCGGACACGTGAACATGGATGCCCTGCTGCGGATGCCAAAGGCGAAGGATATTACCACCGTAGACTTCCGGGAACGGAACGGGGTAGAGCTTCCCCAGAACCCGAACGTGAAGCTGTGCAGCATCGAACGTACATTGCAGTTCTGGCTTCGTGGAAACTCCGCATCCGACCGACTGGACAAATACCAGCGCATGATGACGCTCATCACGTCGGGTATGCTTGCAATCGCCGTGAAGAATTACCGAACCTACAATATGGTTTACCAGGATATGCCGGCAGATCCGGAATGGTACGAAAGTTACGAAGGAGACCGGTTCTATGTGCTGTTTTCCGTAAAATTCATGGAGCCGCAGCCTTCTATTTAGTAATTGATTAAACACTGTTTAAATGGAACTGAAAATATACGATAAAGCCAACAACCTCCGACTGACAGCCAGCCCGAACTCTTCTTCCAGTGTCACGGAAGAAATCGGTGGAGAATGCAGCGTATCTGCATCCTTCACCCATACCGAATACGTGCCGCTGGATGTGGATGACTACATCGAGGTGGAAGGCGTTCGATACAAGGTAAAGTCACGCTATCGTCCGAAACAAAAAAACACACAGACTTATGAATACAGCGTGAAGTTCTATGCACCGATACATGATGCGGAAGATACACTGATGCTGTTCCAGGAAGGTGGAACCACTTCTGAATTCAGTTACGACGGTGGACCTCGTGAACACCTGCAGTTGTGGATTGATAACATGAACCGACGTGCCGGTGGAAATCTGTGGAGCATCGGAACAGTGATTACCGCCGAAAACAAGGTGATTGATTACCGGAATGTGAAGTGCTGGGATGCGGCTTTCGGCAGCAACGGAATCGCCGCCACATTTGATACGGAAATGTGGGCAGACGGTTATGTGATTAATCTCTGCAAAGCTGAACGTGGGGAAGTGGTGGAGCTTGGATACCTTCAAGGACTTACCAATCTGGCACAGGAAGATAACGGGGAAGTGAAATTCTTTACCCGTTTGTTCCCTCTTGGTTCTACGAGAAACATAGATGCAACCAAGTACGGATATTCCCGTCTGCAACTTCCAAGCCGGGAAATATATGTGGACAAGAACGTAGACTTGTACGGCGTGAAGGAAGAAACGGAAGAAGCTGCGTTTGCTGAGATATATCCTCAGTATGTAGGTACTGTTTCATCTGTACGTACGGAAGAGAAAACGAGTGAGGAAGGACGGAAGTACACCGTATATTACTTCAAGGACAACGGCATGGACTGGAACCCGAAAGACTACGAGATTCCGGACATGGACTACATGCTCCGGTTCCAGACGGGCGAACTGGCAGGGCGTGGAACGGACGGTTCCTTTCAGGCCGCATGGCACGAAGGCACGAGGGAATGGGAAATCATCAACGTGTATCCGGACGATACGGCCCAGGTTCCCGGAGGTGTGATTATACCGAATCCAGGTGACACGTATATACCGTGGAACTTCGCCATGCCGCAGGAATACGTCACCGAAGCAGAACAGGCATACAAGCAGGCAGTGGATGATTTTCTGAATACCTACAGCTTTGACCCGAACAAATATACCGGAACCACTGACCGGAACTACATAGAAAAGAATAATACACCGCTCCGCATCGGATGGAACGTGCGTCTGCTGTCAGAACAGTATTTCGGTTCTACCGGAGGATACAAGGATACACGTATTACAAAGGTGCAGCGCAAGTTGAACGACTTGTGCCAGGCTACGATTACCTGCTCGGATGAAGTAGGGTCGGGGTGGAAATCCTCGGTAGATAACTCGCTGAACTCGCTACGGTATGAGGTAGCCAGACAGGCTGAACAATATGTATATGATGTAATCCGGTCGTTCGATGAAAAAACACCGTCTGATAAGAATATATTCAGTGCATTAAAATCGTTGAAGACACATCTTCGTAAGGATGCGCCTGACCGGACGGAGTTTTTGATGAAGCTTCTTGGCGGTATCATATCTCCTTTCCTTACATCTCCTGACTTTGTTACTGGAATGATGGGTGCCGGCATGTCATTCTATAGCGATGAAAATGGTGATTCTGTCGGATGGATTGACAAACTGTACGTACGAAAGAAAGCCATTTTCCAGCTGCTCAGCATAATGGAGACCGAGCTGGCCGGAGCTTCCTTCATGTTCAACGCTTCAGGTGCCAGAGCAACGATTACTAAGGTAGAGCGTATAGATGCGGTTCCGTTCTATTATGCGGATGGTAGCGCGAAATACTATTCAGATGGCAGCAGAGCATACGTGCAGCCAAGCGCACATGGCGCCGTGTACCGCTGTTACTTCCTTGCAAACGATGGTGAGAAAGCCATCGAGAACCGTTTCCGTGTGGGTAACCTGGTACGCAGCCAGTCATTCAATATCAAATCCGGAGTCTATGAGAATGTTAGTAACCATTACTGGTGGCGGTTAGTCACTGCCGTCGGCGATAATTGGATAGAAGTATCTGTAAATCATTGTGACGAAGGTAGTGATATTCCCAAGGAGGGTGATGTGGTTGTACAACTTGGAGACATATCGGACACGGATTTCCAGTCCGCAATCGTGCTGTCTGCATACGGAGACGGTGCGCCTTCTCTTATCTTCTATCAGGGAATCAACAGTTACTCCCTCTCCGGGAAAGATATAGTCACGATTGGATACGACCGTGTGAAAAAAGAGGGATACTTCAATGTGTATGGACGGGCCTATATCGGTAACAGGGAACAAACGAATTACCTCAGTCTGTCTGACGGGAAGCTTGTCGGAAGATTTAGCGAACTCATGCTATCGTCTGGTAAATCAGTTGTAGAGGTAGCAAAGGACGAAATAAGCCTTGAACTGGAAGATACAGGAATCAACGTCAAAGATAGGACTGTAACGGTACATGCAGATAATTTCTTTGTAACCAACACATCCGGTGAACCGATTGCTGTTTTCACTACTGATAAAAACGGACGTCCGATTGTCAAGGCCGAATACATTGACGTGGACAATCTGAAGGTGAAGCATCTTGATGGTGCGGAGGGTTCTTTGGAAAGAGGCTCTATCGGAGGATTTGAACTGGCAAATGGCCGAATCGGTAGTGAAGCAACGGCATCCGGAGGTGGAGGTAGTTTGTCAATTTATAGTGACATGATTCGTGTAGGCGGCACAAGCTCTTATGTATTAATAGGGAAGAATGTTGTTCCGGCGACAGCTTCTGGTTTTACAGCTGCGGGAAGAATCATAAACAATCAGACGAATACGTATGGCGGATATGGTTTTGACGTGGCCAACTATGGGTTGTTTATTGAAGTATCTGGTGGAACGAAAAACTATGGGCTGAAAAGCAATGCTCCACTGATGGCAACTGCGTTTATTGGAACCAAGATCGGAAGGCTTAACATTACAGGCAGCACCTACAAGATTGATTTCTCACAGAATAATATCTTCTTTATATATGCCAACAGCGCATATAATGTGACCCTTCCGGATGAGTCGCAGGTCGCAAGCATGTTTGGTATGAGCAGCCTTCCGTCTGATTTCGGACTTATGTTGGTTTTCAGATGCCTTGCAGGCTCTAAAAACGTCACGTTGGCCGGAATATACGACCAGAACGGAAGTGTGCAAAGTTATACTTTGGCTGTCGGCGATTCAATAATACTACTGGTGGCTAAGGTTCCATATTTCGGATATTTTTTAATCAATTATACAAGCTGATGGACAAGGCAATTATAATCTACACGGTATTGATAATATTATTAATCTTAATGATAAATTGAAAACGATATGGACGATAAAAAATACGATTCAAGGTATGACGGCGAAACAACAGATAAAATTCTGGACAATGCAAAGGCTATAATGGAACAGACTACAGCAGAAGATGGTGAAACGGTACAGGTGTACGATACAAACGGCGTTCCGCATAAAGTGTCGAAAACGGAGCTGCTGAAAAAGTCTACACTGGCTCTCCCTGCTTTGGAAGACATCTCCAGTTTTGTGGCCGTGAATGCTGCTGGAAATGCCGTCGGAGTAATGACAAAAGAGCAGGTTGCGTCAGTTCTGGCGGGACTAACTGTTAGAAAGATGGAGTTAGGCTGGCTGACAGGATATACAAAATTAACGGATTATGCAGACTTTG